GTCGTGAACGTCGTGAATTCCTTCTGAAGTCTTTATATTATTTTCCAACATATCAATAGATTCAGTGTCTGATATTGATATGTTTTTGCAATTTTTAGTTTCTTTTGATATCATATTATATTTCTTTAAACAAACGAATGATAAAAGTTTTGGTTAGGGTTTCTTTTTTTCATTTAATAAAAATGTACTTAAATAAATTTATAATACGTGAAAAAGTGTTATAACAACTCCTCAGTTTTTTTATGTGTAAGTAGCAAGTTATGTCTTACGACTTTATATTCTTTTTGCTTCCATCATTTGAATATCATCACTGTTTATCGTCTCTTTTTCAATCAACATGTCTGATATATCTTTGAAAAGTTCCATGTTGTTCAATATAATATTTTTTGCTCTTTTGTAAGCCATTTCAACAAGCTTTTTCACTTCGCTGTCAATTTCCAACAGAGTCTTTTCAGAATAAATTTTATTAAAACCTTCATTTTGTTTCCAACTTGCATGACCAAGTTTGTCACTAAATCCGTAATTTACAACCATTGATCGTGCAATTTGTTGAACCCTTTCTAAATCACTGTATGCACCTGTAGTTATATTCGGTAAACCAACAGCAATCTCTTCAGCTACACGTCCACCTAATGCAACTGCTAACTGGTTTTCCAAATACTTTCTGGAATACAACCCAGACTCTGATCTTTCTGTATCTTGCTCAAAAACAGTCACACCACCCGCTCCACCACGTGGAATTATAGATACCTTCTTAATAAAATCGAAATCTCCTATTTTTAGCGCAACAAGTGCATGACCTGCTTCATGAAATGCAACCAACTTTCGTTTGTCCAACGAAACTACAACATCAGTCTTAGCAAGACCCAGATAAATTCTATCAAGGGCTTCGTCAATGTCAATCGTTGATATCGTTTCTTTACCTTTGCGAGCAGCTAAAATAGCAGATTCATTGAGTAAATTTGCTAGTTGTGCACCTGAAAAACCAGGTGTATTTTTTGCCACCTTGGCAAGATTCACAGATTCATCTAGTGGCTTGCCTTTGGCATGTACATCAAGAATTGCTTCTCTTGCTTTGATACCAGGGAGTTCAAGCGTTATTTGTCTATCAAATCTACCAGGTCGTACTAATGCAGAGTCCAGAATGTCTGCACGATTGGTGGCACCTATAATTACAATCCCTGCACTGGTATCAAAACCATCCATTTCTGTTAATAATTGATTTATTGTCTGATCCCGTTCATCATTCCCTGGCATATTCCCACTACTTCTGGCTTTACCTATGGCATCTATCTCATCAATGAATATGATACATGGAGCTTTTTCTTTTGCCTTTTTAAACAAATCTCTGATTCTTGCTGCTCCAACGCCAACAAATAGTTCAATAAACTCCGAAGCAGATGAAGAAAGAAAAGGAACATTAGCCTCTCCTGCAACGGCTTTCGCTAGCAACGTTTTACCCAGCCCTGGACCACCTGTCAAGAGACATCCTTTGGGAATCTTAGCACCCATTCTGACATATTTCTCAGGGTTTTTCAAGAAATCAACAACTTCTTGCAGTTCGGTTTTTGCAGAATCAAGTCCTGCGACATCATTAAATGTAATACCAACTTTTTCCACATCTTTTTCATATTTCTTACTTGAGACAAAGCCAGCAATTCCACCACCACCTTGTTGTGTTAATGAACGTATGTTTACCACAGTAAACAAAAAAATCGCTATTGCAAACATGATTTGGATAAAAAGCCCAATAAATTCTGACATTATCCTCATAGTCATGAACAATTCAATATTAGGCGACTTGCTAATGACAGTCATGTCGTCATCGTCTTTTAATGCAGGAGCAGAAACACTTTCGATATTGTTCAAGCTCGCACTTTGCTTCTGTTCTTGTGGAATACTTGGGACATTTAATTCTTGAGGAACAACGGTGTCTGTTAAAGCTTTTCTTTTTGTAACATATCTCTTGTTAAAAATATATTGTTTTTTTATGTTATAATTGCTTATTTTGTAAGTACGTGATAACATTGTACAATTATCAAATAAAAAAATTAGCTAAACCAGGCGCAACTAAACATTGTGTCTTTGGGCAAATGATGCCTCTTCATAGAACCTTTCGATTTGTGATGGGTTCATGAAGGGTGCAGGAGCGCTTTCAAAGATTGGTGACATTGAAGGAGGGGCAACCATATCACCTGATACATCGCCTTCAAAGCCCATGCTCGGTGTCATATATCCACTCATCATAGCAACAGGTGGGACTTGCATGGTTTGTGGGACTTGATCGGTAGTCATAGCAACAGGTGGGACTTGCATGGTTTGTGGGACTTGATCGGTAGTCATGGTCATAGGAAAGTTCTCGTATTTTTCTACAGTTTTATTATTACACATAAGGGCACCTTGAGCGGAATACATACAATTACGCATTTTCTTTGATATATATTATTTTAAGATTTTAATATTTCTTATTTTAAGTATCAAGTGGTGTCTTTAACATATTTGAATACAATATCAAACTTGATATGTAAGTATCTAAATCGTGTGAAATAATTGGATTTGGTTGATCTAAACATAATATATCGTTGTCTACTCTTCCAAATGAATTCAATGTTAAAGAAACATCATCAAGATTTTCATACAACCCAATTGGTAAGAACGGTATAATGTCATTAGATGTATTTATAAAAATAGAATCATTTACTCCGTCTTTGAACCATTCAATAAACCTTGAATCACCAATTTTAGGTGCACCAAAAGTGTGACAAGATATTTCAATATTTTTTACGGAGAGATTACCATAATACGCTGCTGCTAGCATAGCTAGTGATCCACCTAGACTATGGCCACAAAACGTTATATATTTGTTACGCGTTGATATTGGATTTCCCAAAATATGGTTTGAAAGCTCGGATTCAATGCTTCTGAACATTCTTAAAACACCATTGTGAATATACATTTTTGAATGACTAAAACTAAATTCATGATACCGTACGTCCATCAAGTTCAATATATCTTTTGGTGTACTTGAACCTTTAAAAGCAACCGTCATAGAGTTATCACCTGTGTGCCATACATATGCATGTGCCCCAGTCGCTTTAGCATTTATTACTGTTGTATCATTCTCTGTACACATATGACCTAAGTATTGCTTGCATATTGGCATTGTAATTGCTCTTTGTACTGTTTTTGCATACGTTATTTTACTTGCCATTGCAGATCGTAATATGGAATCATTTAATAATGATCTTTTCATGTTTACGCACTTCTCTTATTCTTTACTTGCTATTCTTTATTTATATTTTCTAGCAAATATATCTGCCAAAAAAAATAATAGGATATAAATTGTGGTTTCAGAAAATAGAAAATACTGTTGAAATACTGAAGTTTGGAAACTTACAACTGCCATGGTACTCTTCATAATAATCATGTTTTCCTAAATTCTTCATTTTCATATAATGATTCTTCATTCGATCGTACCAATCATCTAAATAAGATGTTATTGTAATCATGTCATCTTGATCCAACTTTGTGTTTCGTGTAAATTCGTACAATACCTTGTCACAGTATAATTTTACTTCGGCATGGACATCAAGTATATTGATCTCATCATGTTTCACTTGGATGTGGCAAAGTGGAAGGTCGTACAACATTATTCATTTTACATTATATATCCTTATGTAACTTCTTCTATTAAAATAAATGTCAGGAACAACAGATTTATTTATATTCCTTGCTAAAAATGGGCTTCCAATCCTAGCGGCTGGAGAAACATTAGGAAAAGTTGCAGCAGACTTTGTTGATGTTCTTGTCAACGACTTGTTAATGCCAGGCATGTATCAACTATCTAAAGCTGTCGTGGGAGATCGGCTTTTATTAAGAGAAAGTTTTAAAAATGTCAAACAGAATATTCAATTGATACCTGTTTTGGCGGCAACACTTAAGTTCTTCCTTGCCGTAGTAGCTGTGTATATTGTGCTTGGAATCTTATTAAATAAACTAGCCAATTTCGGAAAAGTGTAAAATTTCTACACTATATTAATGAGTGACAGTATTAATAACAAGTTAGAATGTCATAATGACATGACCTTTAACAAGTTAATTATTGGTTTTATTAAGGAAAACAAGCTAACATTTACTGCATATATGCTATTGCTTCTTGCAATTCCACTTCGTGACATTCTAATGCCTCATATGATTGGTAAATTATATAACAAAGTAAAAAATGGCGAAAGCTTTACATTTGTCATATTAGTAATATCTGCACTTATTATTGTAATTCAAATATCATACATTTTAGGAGACTTTGTGGAGACAAAACTCCATCCTGCAATGAATAAGTTTATTCGTGAGAAAATGATGGCTCATCTTTTCGCCACAAGGACCAACAGATACAACGATCTTGAGATTGGAGGAGTTATATCAAAGATTATCAAACTGCCAAACATATTGTATAATTATGTTGACCACATCAAGGGTATGATCATACCATATATTATAACCGTATTGTTTTCATTAGTATACATTGCATTTATTGATTGGAAGTTGTGTATTCCCTTGGTAATTATCTTATTTATATTCGTTTTAACGTTGTCAACATCATTCAATACGTGTAGCAAGTCTGCAGTATTACGCGATGAAAACTTTACCATGCTTTTTGCAGATGTTGACGATGTATTACGTAACATGATTACTGTCATGAGTTTTAATAAAATGGATGCAGAATTTGAACGTCTAAATAAATACCAGAAAGATTACAGCTATTATACCGAAGAAACATTAAAATGTTCATTGGTCAGTAAATATATTGGGATTCCATTGATATTATTATATATTGTATTCTTGTGTTATTACTGCTATAAACAAGTGACAAACAATAAAATGTCGTCAGGTACTTTTGTAACATTGTTAATCATATCATTTATCATACTTAATATTATACTCGTCACATTGTCTTCATGGAAAGATATCTTGCTCCGATGGGGTATTATTAAACATTCGATGAATACGTTTGAATATTGCGATGTACACAGGGAACCATACAACCTTCCAGCTCGTGTGACATCGGGAATTCACTTTCAAGACGTTGACTTCAATTATATAACTGACGATAGTGAACGTCCTGTATTCAAAAACTTGAACCTTAACATTAGATTTAATGAAGTAACTCTCATTGTCGGAGAAATAGGCTCAGGAAAATCCACATTGATTAACATGATGCTTAAATACCAATTACCACAACGAGGTGAAGTCTTCCTTGACGGTGTACCGTTCTCAAAAATAAACAACAATGAAATTCGAAGGCGTATAATATACATCCCACAAACACCTATATTACTAAACAGAAGCGTGTATGAAAACATTACGTATGGTCTCGAAGGTCAAAACGTATCAAAAGACAAAGTTGAACAACTAGTGCGCGACCTTGGTCTTCACAGATTCATTGATGGTCTTCCACAAAAACTAGATACTAATGTTGGTATGCATGGGTCCAAGCTATCAGGTGGACAACGTCAAATTGTATGGATCCTAAAAGCCATTTTAATGAACCCAGATATAATAATCATGGATGAACCAACAGCATCAGTCGACGAAGATACAAAGAAAATCATTCATTACCTGTTAGAAAAAGTAATGGTAGGTAAGACCATTATCATGATCACACATGACCCATATTTGCTCAAGTTTGCTAATAGAGTCATTACAACAGGTAACGGTGGTGTTGTATCTGATGAATATATTAATAAGTCTGAAAGTGCACCCAACCAGGCCCCCAATTAAACAATGCTTGCTCTGGTGTATGTCTCTCAATCAATTTCCGTAACTGTGGCATTGGTCGTTTTACACGGTTCTCAAAGTGATTCAGTCCAACTGTCCATGCGCTATGAGTAAACCATACATATTTCAGCTCGTCTTGTTTCACATTTTCTGGAATAACTCCATTCAATATCCCCGCGTGATACTCCAGAGTTATATATAGACAATCGTACATGTTCAAACCTTGATGATGACACATCTCTGCTATCTGTATTTGCGACCCTATTTGAAATGCACAATGCATCAAATCACGTTTTGTTTCACTGTTTTGTCCCGATGGATAAATACAACACGTACATATATCACCGAATTCCTTGACATATTTGTTAAATGTTTTCAAATCATTCTTGAATATAGAAATCTGAAGTAAAGCTTCAATAATAGTCAATATCCAGTTATTTTTCCAACGTATAATCTCGTTATACCGTGTTGTCAGGACTGGCCACATCAACTTGTCAATAAAAACCATCAAGTGTTTTTCTGTTTCGGATGGCCATCCGTTCATTCCGTTCATTCCGTTCAATCCACTCCATGTGTATTTCAATAACTCTGCTGCGCGCACAAGTGCAGTTATCCCCCATGCTGCTTCCAATGGGGCATTCGATCCTTCAAACTTTTCACATCCTTGACACCATGCGTTTATTATCTTGACGCTTACATCACAATGTCTTTTGTCATTGGTAATTATCCACATAAGCACTTGGAGATAAGCTTGTGTGCAATCGTTTGTAAATTCCTTGTGTCCTTGTCCTTTACCATAAGGACCAATATTGACATGTTTAATTACACAAGGTTTGTAATCCAAAGGCGTTATACTTTTAAGTTTTGCAAAAGCTTTTTTAGAATACGTGTCGGTTCTTGATTGAACTGTTTTCAAAGACTCAATCTGCTTAGGACCTAGTACTCCACCTGGATGTTTAAAAAAGTTCATTATCGAAAACTGAGAAAAAATACCATGTATATCCATATCATTGTCATTGTTAAATATCGGTGTTTTTAATCGAATATATATTATGGTATATTGTTACTGTTACATTCTATACAATGTCAAAGATAATAAAACATACAATGGATATACTGTGGACCTTAAAAAAAGGATACGTCAACATAATAATATAATAAAAGGTGGTGCAAAGTATACAACAACAGAGTCCAAACAGTACGGCTCTAATCACTGGAAATATCTGTGTATTGTGACATGTGACATGTTAACAAAACATGAGGCTTTGTCTCTTGAATGGCACATACGATATCCGACGGGTGTAAAACCACGACCAAGTGAATACAAAGGACCGCTTGGTCGGATAAAATCAATCTATGATGTATTGTGTAAAGACAAATTCAAAGATAAACTATGGAACATATATATTGACGAGTCATATATACCACATTTTGAGATAAGCTGGAGGGATATTGTAAGACCGTGCAGCGAAATTTTAGAAATATAATATAGTTAATTATAGTAAATGGAGAACAACAATGGCATTCATTACGACCAAGGCATCCATGATGACATCCAAGGCGGAGGTATATTTAATGGCATTACTGATAAGATTAAGAAATCATTAAAATTATTAAGAACCACATGTAGACAGGATTTTGATGTTGTTGCCCCTCAGATGGTTGAAAAAATGAACGTATTACATCAACTTTGTATTACATATAAAGCTATTGCCATACAAAAAAATGTTCCACCAACACCAGAGTATAATATAAGTTTATATCCGTTGGGTAACCCTAACGACCAAACACCTGGGTCATACTACAAAAAAATCGATATTGTTTATGAGACATACAATTTCATTGTTTCATATTTAGACATATACTTTTCAAAGATCAATATGAACATTGGTCATCCTGGCAATTATAAATGCAAAGATTTTCTGGAAGCTGCAGCATATGCTCACTTACTTTATTGTAATCCACAGATACCCAGGGAATCTTACATAAGATATGTAAAAAATGAAAACTTTAAAAGAGATGTAGATGATGCATTTAAGTTTTACAATGGACCGAATAACTATAGAAAAATAGCTGATATATTTTATGTCAAACCTGGTGCAGACTTCTTGTATACTCATGTAGTAGGATCACTTACACCAAACGATGAAATTGTGAATGTAGGTATGTCATTTTCAGATTTTATTGTGCGTTTTACGCAATCAATAGACAAACTTATTACTGAACTTATAGAGTTGGGTAAAACTCTTGGATTAGCACAGACTATTAGATTATAACATTAACATACATTTGCAAACCTCTGTGTGACATTTGCAGATGTGTATTGTTATATATTATGTTTAATACGCAATTAAAACAAATTTTACAAAATGGAGTCACTTTCGATTGTTCCATCTGTGCGCGCCCAAGCAGATGCATTTGACAAGGAACTAAACAACGCCATAGAACATTTGACAGGCTCTGGCTCTGATGTAAAAGTATCAACAATAACTCTTCTTGTGGTGTTAAAATATGGTGTTGATTTACAACTGTTGTCAGACATGATGCCATCAGACACAATTCAACAATTTATTCAAGATGTTATGGGATGCAAAGATGCTATTACTATCAGGACCAAAGCAGTAACGTTTAATAATTCTCTTATGTTTTCAATTAAAACAAATAATACACATACTCAGGTTGTAAAAGTATTTTGTAACGTGAATCTTCATATAACTGGGATGAAGAGTGTGTCAGATGGTATGTATATATCAGAAGTGTTTGCAACTATGTTTGAACTAATCATTGGTGAGAACGGACTAAATAATACATATCAAATAACAGACTTTACTGTGCAATTAATTAATTTTTACTTTAATATATCACTTCCAACAGCAAAAGTAATATGTCTTTCTACATTGTCAAAATTGATTACCGCGAATACTGGATTTTATTGCCAATACAATAATGAACATCATCCTGGAGTAATTATTAAATGTATTGGTTATACTATATTGGTATTTGAAACAGGCAACATCCTTTTGAGCGCTATAACATTGCCAAGTCAGCTTTTAGAAGCGCATGCATTTATTTATAATATGCTCATGTCACATATTAATAATATATGCACGGATTCTTCTGATCTTGTGAAACAATCCAAAAAGGGAAGACCCAAAAAGAAAAATGTGTTTGACTATGGACAGTTTATTGTGTTGAAATAGTGACGCTTTCATACAGTTCTTTACCCGACAAATGTGGTTTCTGTTTGTGAAGAATATTCATACGTTCTCGAACGGATTCATCCAATGATTTCCACATTTGTACAGCCTGTGTCATCAACATCTTACCATTATCCGCTTTGTTTTTAAAATCCTCGTCCTTCATCAAGTATTGTATAAACAACGAATACGCACTTCTATTCCGTTTTTGTCGTCCAACGGTTACGCATTTTGTTTTTGGAGATTTAAATTCTTTTCGCAGTTTTGAAATGAATTGTTGTACTAGATGTGATACAAACTCGTCATCGACATCATCTTGTTTGCACGCAAACTCTTTGAAAACAGTCAATGCTTCTATTTGTGTTTCCATGATTACGTTTGAGAGTAATATTTGAACAACTGAAGATGCCATGATGAAAGCACAAAAAAACATAATCTTTTAAATAGATATTGTTAACGTATTATCCTCAATCAATTTCGTTTCTTCAATATTAGTAAAGTTAATGCTATGTCAAAACTTCTAGTACTTCAAATCGAAGATCGTAAAGATGAATTTCTCAATAGTTTGATGCAAAAAAATCGGTT